ATCGATAAAGCTAAATCTGACATTCGTGAATGTGAATTAAAGGTTAAGACTAATACGCTAGAAATTAAAAATCTAACTATTCTTCAAACGCTATTGAAAGATGATGGTATTAAGGCTAAGGTTATAAAACAATATATTCCATTTATTAATAGTAGTATTAATGGATATCTGAAAACGATGGGGTCTACGATTAACTTTACATTGGATGAACAGTTTAATGAAAAAATTAAATCGAGAGGTCGCGAAGAATTCACATATAACTCATTTAGTCAAGGTGAGAAAATGCGAATTGATGTTGCCATTATGTTTACGTGGCGTGATGTTGTGCGCAAGCGTACAAACTTCTTATCCAATTTATTGATAATGGATGAAGTAATGGATGGGGCTAGTGATGATGCCGGTATCAAATCACTGCATCAATTAATTGATGTATTAAACGATAACGTTTTTATTATTAGTCATAATGAAACGCATGACTTGGATAAATTTGATAATCATCTTACTATGCAAAAAAAGGGAAACTTTACCTATAAAATGCAAAATTAATGTTTATAATCGCTAGATTTTAGTGTTATAATAGAATCTAGCAAATCGAAAAACCTTAGTAATAAGGTTTTATTTACTTAAAGTATGAATATTAGGAATCATGTATGAATCCAGCTATAAATTTAGATTTTGAAAGTTTAAACAAACTCTATAAATCAATTACCAAAAACTCACGAACAGCAAAATTCCGAGTGCGAAAAGAATTCGGATTGTTTATAACTGACTCAAAAATTGTTATGTATCTTATGGATGAATATAACAGATCGTCAAAGGCGCTTGAGTTAATGGGTCTAAGCACATACCCAGATCAAGAAATCGTTGCTAATCTGCATTTGCAGATGAAGCGTTCCTCAGTAGATGTGCTTGCGCATCTATACAAATGCCGTAATGCGTAAGAGAAAATTATGAAACTTAGTGTACAAACATTAAACTTATTGAAAAACTTTGCTTCAATACAGGGGTCTATCTTAATTAAAAAAGGTAGTCAAATACAGACCAAATCAATAGCCAATAACATCGTAGCTTTTGCTAATGTTGAGGAAGTATTTGAGTCAGATTTTGGTATTTATGAATTATCTGAATTTTTAAGCGTATATAGTATGATGAAAGACCCAGAATTGGAATTTCATGATGGATATCTGAATATCGTATCTGGTCAATCAAAATGTCGTTACAATTATTGTGAACCCGAATGCATCGTTCGACCTAAAGATACTATTACGCTACCTTCTGAGGACGTTACCTTCGATCTATCTGAAGCTGACCTAGAAAGGCTTGTAAAAGCCGCTAACACTCTAAAGCTTGAAGATGTATGCGTTCATAACGAAGATGGTCAATTACTCGTATCTGTGCTTGATGCTAGAACCAAGGGTGGAAATAAATTTTCCATTAATGTTGGCGAATGTACCCATGAAAATAAATTCATGCTATACATTAAAGCAGATAACATAAAAGTTATTAAAGATGATTACAAAGTCACGTTTTCTTCAAAAGGTATAACTGAATTTAAGGGTTCAAAATGTACCTATAATATCACTTTAGAACGAAAAACTAGTACCTATTAATCAACCGGTATGCTATCATCTTTAATCAAGGTGGTAGCATAACTTAGGAATAATTATGATCGGAATACTTTATTTTATTTTATTTGCATTAACCGCATACACTGTGGGTTATGGAATTATCTATGGCGCTAGTGCTTATTTAGACACCCCGACCAATGAACTTCCTGAAGTCTGGGCTAATTATTTTATGATTAGTGGATTAATAGTTGTGTTGGATTTTCTTGTAATAGTGTATGCTATTGCATCGTATTTTTTATAAACAAAAAGAGAAAGTTATATTATGCAAAAACCTAATGATATGTTGTGGGAATCAAAATACAGACCTTCAACGGTTTCCGAGTGTATTTTACCCACAGTACTAAAAAAATTCTTTGAAGATATTGTAGCAACCGGAAAACTTACAAACTTACTATTGACATCAACAATGCCCGGTACTGGAAAGACGACAATAGCGCGCGCATTGTGTAATGATTTAGATTTTGATTATCTATTCATTAATGCTTCAGAATCTTCCGGTGTTGATACATTGAGAACCACAATTAGAGATTATGTTAGCTCATACAGTATTGATGGTAGGAATAAAGTTGTCATATTGGACGAGTTCGATCAAACATCCGATGCGTTTCAAAAGGCATTTCGTGGATTTATCGAAGAGTTTCCATCGGCGCGATTTATATTAACCGCAAATTATGTTAATAAGGTTATTAAGCCTATTCGTTCAAGACTGAGACATTGTGAATTTGTCTATCCAGAATCCGAGCGCATATCTTTAATCAAACAAGGAATTATACGCTGTGTTGACATTTTAAAGAAAGAAGGCGTTCTTTGCGAAAATAAGAAAGTTTTAATGGAATTGGTTCGTAGAAACTACCCAGACAATCGTTCTGTGATAGTTGATTTACAGAATTATTCTATAAATGGTCAAATTGACGAAGGTATTTTAGGTAAAATTGTTGATAATGATGATATATCTGAATTTGTTGGTCATTTACAAAGTAAAGACTTTGGTTCGGCTAGAAAGCTTATACCTATGTATGCAACCGATTACACCAACTTCATTCATCAAATGTATAAAAAGTCGGATACCGTTGTTGATAAATCGTCTATTGGCGATTACATTTTAATTTTAGGTGAAAATCAAAAGTATGCGAATCAGGTTGTAGATATGGAATTGAATATTGCGGCATTGATACTTGAACTTATGTCAGAAGTGACATTTAAATCGTGAGTGAATTAGCCGATGGGTATGGTGGAGTAGATGCGGTTGATTGGACTAAGGAAAAACTTGCCGATGATGGTCTGAATGCGTTATCACCATTTGAGTTTGTGAAGTCTATTAACAGCAAGAAGCGGCTATCTGATGAAGATGTTGAGCGTTACTATGACCCATTCTTAGTTAATCGCGCTCTGAGTCAACACGCGGATACTACGGCATATGCCCAATGTATGAATAAGTATCCATCATTATCAAATAAAATGCAGTACGATTTTCTTTTCAATACAGTGCGGAAGGGTAACAGATACGGCAAGTGGGCAAAATTGGTAGATGTTGATGTTCAAATGATAATCGATATTTATCAAGTTAGTAAATCAAAAGCTTTAGCTATTATGGACAGATTAACCAAAGAAAATATTAGCGACCTAGAGCATTATTATAGGAAAGGTGGTAGGTCTAAATAGTTGTAGACCTAATTAAATTATATTATGGTCGTAATGATACATACTGAGGGTAATAAAAATGTTAGATAACATGTTAGAAATTGAATTAGCCGATAATGATGCGTTTCTTAAAATTAGAGAAACATTAACCAGAATTGGCATAGCAAGTAATAAAGATAAAACCATTTATCAAAGTTGTCATATTTTACAAAAGCGCGGTTTATATTATATTGTGCATTTTAAAGAGTTATTGCGAATGGATGGTAGGACAGTGGATATATCTGCTGAAGATATTGAGCGTAGAACAGATATCTCCAAACTACTACAAGAATGGAAATTGTGTACAATACTTAAATCCGATAATCATGTATCCGGTAGACAAAACCTATTTAGGGTTATAAGTTTTAAAGATTCTAAGGTCTGGACTAAAATTTCTAAATATCAGATCGGAAACACGTATACAGATTAAACAAAAAGTAAACAAATATATTGACAAATAAATCCTAATCACATACTATGTGACTAGGATTTTTTATTTAGGAGTACTATGAAAAAGCGCAATTTGTTAGTGTTAATGTCGATTATTTATATCATCGGTATATGTTATTATAGATTGGAAATTGGATTGCCTAATATTTATGCAGTTATTCTATTTATCGTATGTTCAATTTACGTAAATTTCGTATTTCTGCATAAAATATATCCTTGACCTTTTGGCTATATATTGGTACTATAAATGTGTTAAGAAATTACTTTTAATTATTTGAGGAATATATTATGAAAGACAATTTATTAGGTAACAATATTAAGAATTTGTTATTAAGTAACTTTCCAAACGCAAGGGTTCTAGTCTCACCTGTACGGCTGGGTATTAGTAGAAGTAGCTACTTTACTGTCACTTTTGGTGCAATTGGAAATATCAGCGAATTAACTAGTCGCATCGAGCAAAATGATCCAGTAGGTCATAAATGGATAATTTGGGTTAACGGTGAAGATAAGTATTTGGCAGAATCTATCAGTTCTGGTATTAGTATCAACCCAACTGAAAAGTACTACGCAATGGGTACAGTCAAAACTAAGTTTAGAAAGGTTAGCGGCGATTCTAATAGTATTACCAGAGCATTTACTCGATTCTCCGACCGCTTAGTTGGCTTAGTTAAAGAAAACGAATCTAACATCTATCAGCGCGCAAAATACAGCGATAAATATTTTGCCTTTTCTTAAATCCGCAATACCTTACATGGGTAATAAATTTTCAATACTAAATCAGTTGGTAGACCGAATACCAACTGATATTAGTGCATTTAGAGAAATATTTTGTGGTTCTGGGGTGGTTAGCTTAAATGTATCCGCTAAAAACTATGTCCTAACTGATATAAATCCGCAATTGATAGAGTTGCATAATTGCTTAATGGATATAGAATTTTGCAAGAATGCCTTAGACCTATCCAATACGTATTTATTCGATAGTGATGATTACATTAGACTCAGAAAAGATTACAACGAAAACCCTACCCCAGATAAATTCTTATTATTAATATATAGGTCATTTTCTAACCAAATTAGATTCAATTCCAGTGGCGAATTTAATATGCCGTACGGCGCTAGGAACACATTTAATTGGGCTAAGATTGTAAAACACTTTTCGGTTGTAAGAAATGAGAGTGTTGAAATATATCTTTCCGATTTTAGGGATGCGCTATCATCTGTATCTGATGATGATTTTGTATTTATAGATCCGCCGTATTACAATTCGGTAGCCACATATAACGATGGGTGGTCAAGTCAAGATGAAATAGATTTATACGAATTAATTGGGCAGTTAAAATGCCGTTGGATGCTAACCAACACATTAGAAAATCGCGGGGTTGAAAATAAATATTTGACTGACTTCGTTAAAGGGTATAATGTGACTCCCATAAATTCATCATTTAATTATGATAAGTTCAGATCCACTGATCATAAAAAGAAAGAAATTATTGTAACTAATTATAAGGTTTAGTATGACAGAAACATTTTTAAATACAGTAGTGCGCGGCGATAATATCCTAGAGCGATACTTAGACGGCAATAACGAAGAACAGGTTCGTAAAGTGCCGTATAAGCCGTCATTATTCTTTAATAGTAAAACTGAAACTGACTATAAAGATATTTATGGCAATTATGTAATGCGAAAGAAGTATGATTCATTAGTTGATGCCAGAGAAGCCAGAAAGAGCTATGACGGCGTTCACGGTTCATCTGTATTGGGTATGGATAACTTTGGCTATGCGTATATGTCAGACACATATAATGATATGAAGCCAGATATGGAAAATGTTCGAATAGCTATAGTCGATATTGAGGTCACAGCCCCATGTTTCCCTTCGCCAATAGTAGCTATCTGGGAAATAGATGCGATAACTCACTATGATTATCTTGATGACCATTTTTATACGTGGGGTTGTGATGAGTGGTGTCGAGAGAAATCGGTCTTGCCAGAGCGAATATTAAACAAGTTAACATATTTTCGCTGTACATCCGAAAAGGATATGCTAATTAAGTATTTACAATTTTGGGCAGAAAATCCACCTGTTATTATTAGTGGCTGGAATTCTAAGTTCTTCGATACCCCATACATTTATCAAAGGATGTTAAAGGTTTTGGGTGAAACTAATGTAAGAAGATTATCACCTTGGAAGATTGTTCGATGTGTTGAAAGTGCTGATACTTATGGTAATGATACTATTAGTGTTCATATCCTTGGTGTGTGTGAGTTAGATTATATTGAGTTGTATAAGAAATTTGTATTAGAGCCAAGAGTAAGCTATAAATTAGATAGCATTGGTGAAATTGAAGTAGGTCAAAAGAAAATTGACTTTTCAGAATATAAAAATCTAGCAGACCTGAAAGCTCGTAATCATCAATTATATATAGATTATAACATTGGTGATGTTGATTTGGTATTCAGAATTGATGGTGCTAGAAATCTGTTTAACTTGGCGGTCAATATAGCATATTATGCAAAGATTAATTTTGATGATGTATTTTCTCCAATAAGAACGTGGGACGCAATACTGTTTAACTCATTGCGCCAGCAAAATATAGTTATTCCTGAAAAGGCACATCATCCTAAAGAAAGATTTATGGGTGCTTGGGTTAAAGAACCCAACGGCGGCGAGGGTGGGCTATTTGAGTCTATCCTAAGTGTGGATTTAGAATCATTGTATCCATGCGTTATAATGGAATGGAATATTAGCCCCGAAACCATTGTAGAGGAATTTCATCCAAATCCAATCCAAAAATGGGTGGACGGAAATGCTAAATTTGATACCAATGAATTATCATGTAATCCAAACGGTGTTAGGTATTCAAAAACTAAGCGGGGTGTTATACCTATTGAAATCGAAAAGGTATTTAAACAGCGTAAGCATCATAAAAAGTTAAATCAACAATACGCACAAGAATTGCTGTTAATCGATAAAGAAATTGAGCGAAGAGGGCTAAAGGTATGAGCAAAACATTTGAAGAATTATGCAATATGAAGGTTGGCGAATTTTATTGGGAAAACTCACAACAGGGTAGTATGTATTTTATGGTAGAATCACTCCCAGAAATAATAACCACTTCCACTAGACAAGTTGTTTGGTATGGTGTATGTGTAGACCCAATATTTAGAAATGTCTGGATGGGTCGATTTTTAGCAACCGAAAAATACATGCATTATGCCCCAAGAATTGGAAACAATGCCGAGTATATTAATGTAAGTAAACTTGAAAAGTACGAAATCGAACCACTTAAAAAACTTATAATGGAGAACCAAGATGTCGAATACACAAGTCAGTACTAATAAATTATCACCCTCAGAAGCCCTTTTTGGATTTTGTGCGTGGTTGACCACTAGAGAAGAAATCACAAAAATGGGTCAGACTTGCGAATGTGGAATGATACCAGATTTAATAGTAGAATTTTGTGAAATTAATAATCTACCAATGCCCGAAGTCGGTTGGCATGAAAATCTAAATCATCCAAAAGAGAAAACTGTCTAAATAGTAATCAACCCCAATAGAGGAATTACTATGTTTGTAGAACACTTTCGAAAAGATGAAAACGATAAAAATAAGATTAGCCGAAACGTATTTTTCACATCATCATTAATTTATATAATGATGTTGACGGCTTTTATGGTCGGCTGGTTTATGAAGTTGGATACTAGGGATCTGAGTGCAGTTCTAATAAGTATTACAACTTCATACGTTACAATCGCATCGTGGTATGTAAAATCTACCAAAGATAAAGAAATTGAAGAGATAAGGGTAAAATCAAATGCTAAATTTTAATCCACTAACTAAAGTTACAGGGTTTTTCAGTGCTAAGGTTTTTTTGGTTATAGCTGTTTGTGGTTTTACTGCATCTTCAGCTATAATATATTACCAGAAGGTACAAAAAGCTGGTCTTAGGCAAGATATTATAGAACTTAATAATCAAATTGTTGCCAGTGAAGCATCATATGTGATGTGTTTAAGTAAAATAGATATTATTGCAAAAGACCACAATGATCAGTTGCTAAGGCAAGTTGAAAAGAGTAAACTTAATAATCAGAAGTTGAAAAATGAGATTAATACACTAATTAATAAAACATTAATCGAATCCAATAAGAAAATGAATAAAGTTAAAGATGTTGTTGAAAAATACGATTGGAGTAAAGAATCTCCACCGGAAGAAATATTAGGGGTGATTAATGAAAAATCTTAGTGTAATATTATTAACTCTATTTATTACCGCATGTAGTAATACGCCAGCTGTGATAACTGAAACTAAAATTAAATACGTTGATCGTATTGTCTTGGAAGAAAAAACGATTTGTTGTAATTGTGAGCCGATTCCAATGTGTGAGTATGAAGCCGCAATCACAACAAATGGTGAACTAGCATCAACTTATGTTTGCTTGCTAGAACAAAAAAAGCTTGAAAATCAATTAAAATTACAATGTAAATAGAGGTTTATATTTTGGATTATACATTATTATCAGATGCAGAATTACTAGCCTTGAGAGCAAAGACTAAGCAAAATGTTTCAATTGAGCATATTAACCAACACGCCAGAAAGATTCTAATCAATGCGCTTTACGGTGCAACAGGTAATAGATTTTTCAGGTACTATGATATTAGGAATGCAAAGGGCGTTACTATGGGTGGTCAATTAGCTACTAGATGGGCGCAAAAACGGATTAACGGTTATTTGAATAATCTATTCAAGACAGATACAGATTACGTCATATACGGCGATACGGATAGTGTAATTGGGTCTACGATAATAAAAGTAAATGGTGAAAATACTAGCATTGAAAATTACTACAATGATCTACCAGAAAATTTTATTAAAAATGATGTAATTGGTCATGATTACGTAAAATATGGTGAGGGTGAATCTTTATCGGTAAATCAATCCTTAGATGTTGAAAGTAAACCTATAAAATATTGCATGAAACATAAAGTTAAAAAACGTATGTTTAAAATAATTTGTGATGGTGATGCTGTAACTGTAACAGAAGACCATTCTGTGATGGTGCTTAGATGTGGAAAATTAATAGATTGTAAACCTACAGAAATTAAAAAAACTGATAAAATTTTGAAATTGTAGATACTGAAATAGGTGAGAAATAATATATGAAATATGAACAGCAGTTTTTTAGATTTTGTGAAAGTAAAAGTAACTTAGTCGATTTGGATACATTAAATAAAATAAAGCCAAAAATCATTCAAGTGTTTAAATATTTGGATGATTGTAATTCAGTTTTAAAAAAGCAAAATACTTATAAATTAATGTATCAAATGTTAAATTCTGGTGTTAATACGCTGATTCTCAGAAGACTTATAAAGTTAAAGCGATATGGATATGCTCAGACTAAAATAAAAACAGTTATAAAGTATGGAAAGGTAATGGGTATTGAGAAGTGGAATTCTTATTTAGACCGCCAAGCACATACGAATAGTTTAGATTATTATGAAAGTAAAGGATTCACTGAATCTGGGTGGATTGAATATAATTCTAGTAGGTCGGTCACATTAAAAAATCTAACTAGGAAATATGGGAAATTAGTGGGCGATGAGAAATGGAATAATTATATTAATCGCCAAGCGTATACGAATAGCTTAGAATACTATAAAGATATTTATGGAGTGATTGATGGTAAAGATAAGTGGTTAACTTTAAACAAAAGTAAATCGGTTAACTACGACAACTTAATGATTAAACATGGTGATCATGATACCGTATGTGATATATTATCTAAGAAGTACTCAAAATCACTTAAAAATTATTCATTGATATCTCAAGAGTGTTTTGATGTTTTGGATTCCTATGTGAAATGCGATAGCTACTATGCTACTAAAAATAAAGAATATGCTATATACTCAAATCGTAAATATTACATGTATGATTATGTTATTCCAGAATTAAATTTAGTTATAGAATTTAATGGGGACTATTACCATGCTAATCCGAATAAGTATCTACATGACGATATTATACACATTAGAGGTGGTAATAAACTAGTAGCCAGTGATATATGGGAAGCTGATAAAGTAAAGAATCTTGCTATAACTAATGACAGAGGGTACGATGTATGGGTAATATGGGAACACGAATGGATAAACGAAAAAGCGAGAATTATTGATGAATTTATGCGTAAAATTGCGTAAACCCGAACATGAATTATAATATATGGAGACTATGCAACCTATGAAAATTTGTAGTGATTTTGAAATTGTAGATTTGGGTATTCAAGAAGTTGAGGTTTATGATATAGAAGTTGAAGATAATCATAATTTCTTTGCTAATGATATACTTGTACACAATTCGTTATACCTATCATTAAAGGAATTAACTGATAGGTTTCCCAATAAGACTGAAGATGAACTAGTTGATGTCTTGGATAAATTTTATGAGACTAAACTTAAACCTGTAATCGATAATGGTTATGTTGATTTATCTAATTATGTAAATGCCTTTGATAATAAGATGAAAATGGATCGTGAGGTTATTGCTACGCGCGGTTTGTGGACAGATAAAAAGAAACGTTATGCGTTATGGGTAAAGGATAACGAAGGATTGAGAAAGGACAAGCTCAAAATTATGGGCTTAGAAACTCAAAGTTCATCTACTCCCAGAGCCGTTGTATCTGCATTAACTCATTGCATAAAACTTATACTGACTAAAACCGAATCGGATTTACAAGAATATGTTGAACAATTCAGTAAAGAGTTTAGGGATATTAGTTATCTAAAAATGGCTAAAGTTTCAACGGTTAATAATATTGCAAAATATTCAGACTCTGAAGGTAATGCTATAAAAGGTACACTTGGTCAAATTAAACCAGTGCTAATTTATAATAAATTGGCGATAATTCATAATTTTGATAAAATACAGGAAGGTGAGAAGGTTGCAATAATTCCTTTAACTAAGCCTAATAAATATCAAGTTGAAACTATGGGGTATCCGAGTGGTTCAGAGTTGCCGATAGAAATCCGTGAATATTGTATTAGCAAAATGGATTATAATATATTGTGGGATAAAATGTTTATTAAGCCATTAATGAATATATGTAATGCGATAAAATTCAATCCAGAAAAAACTTTCTCTATTGACGATTTTATGTAAAAATGTTTACTTCTGCATGAATAGCATGTAGAATATTTGAAAATTATAGGAGACACAAATGTCAACAAAAAACGCTCTAATGGATACACTGAAAGCCGCTAGTAATTCGAAATTAACGGCGCGCTTAGACCAATCGGAATTAACAACAAGGGATACAATAAGAACAAGTATTCCGGCACTTAACATTGCGCTAAGTGGTGATATTTTCGGCGGCTTGGGTAACGGTTTAACGATGTTAGCTGGTCCGAGTAAGCACTTTAAATCAAACTTGGCATTATGTTTGGTCGCGGCGTATTTAAACAAGCATCCAGAAGCGGTGTGTGTATTTTACGATACTGAATTTGGTATTACTGATGAATACTTAAAATCGTTTAAGATTGATCCTAAAAGAGTTTTGCATACGCCAATTGAAGATATTGAAGAACTTAAACAGAATATGGTTAAAACGCTGGATGCGATTACGCGGGGTCAAAAAGTTATATTCTTAATTGACTCATTCGGTAATATTGCGTCTAGGAAAGAAGTTGAAGATGCTCAAAAAGGTGAATCAAAAACCGATATGACTAGGGCAAAATCTTTAAAATCTCTTACTCGAATAGTATCCAACAAACTAGTACTGAGAAATTTACCATGTGTTGCGGTTAACCATACCTACGATACTCAGGAAATGTTTAGTAAAACTGTTATGTCCGGTGGTACTGGATTAGCATACAATTCAAATACAACTATAATCATCGGTCGTAGACAGATTAAAGAGGGTAAAGATATTGTAGGTTGGGAATTCGTTTTAAACGTGGAAAAGTCACGATTCGTAAAAGAAAAATCTAAAATATCAATATCTTCAACTTATGCGGCGGGTATCAATCCGTGGTCTAGTCTACTGGATTTAGCTGTAGAATCTGGATTCGTAGTTAAGCCGTCTAATGGCTGGTATTGTAGAGCATTTATGGATGAAGAAACTGGTAATATTACGGTGGAGGAACAAAAGCATCGTGAAAAAGATACCAATAATCTAGCATTCTGGGGTGACTTAATGAAGCATAAACCGTTCACCAATGCTGTAGTTGATATGTTTACACTCAAAGCCGTTACTACCGAGGAAATTGATTACAGTGAGTAATGATACAGAATTTGATGATCGTCTAAGTAAAACCTTAGACGAAATCGAAAAGGTAGTTTTATTTGTTTACATGACTAAAATTGATGATAGAGTTATAAAAATGTATGTGACGACTCTTGAATATCAAGACAGTGGATTTGTAATCGAATTCTTTAGTGACGATACTTTAAGTCCTGAAGATGAAAACATAGCCAAAACCCACTTAGCTAACGAAATGCTAAAACGAGTAAATGAACTAAATAATGCGTCTTAGTGGCGCATTATTCTAAGGTAAATAATGGAAAAAACAATATTATCAAACTTGATACACAATATTGAGTATTTACAACTATCTTTACCACATCTAAAGGCTGAATATTTTGAGGGCGAGCCAAGGATCATTTTTGAAATGATCAGTGAATATGTTTACAAGTATAAAAAATTACCAACAAAAAATACACTTATAGTAACACTGGATGCCAAGGGCTTTAATGATGAAAAATTTGATGAAATGGAAGCTGATATTCGTTCACTGGAAAATGAACCGGATGATCTTCAGTGGTTAGTCGATAGTACTGAAAAGTTTTGTCAACAACGAGCAATAGTTAACGCTATTACAACTTCTATAGAAATTCACGATAACTCTGTTCTTGAAGAATCAAAGCGTGATAAGACATTGCCCGATGTTGGTGTAATAACTGGATTATTAACCAAAGCACTTGCGGTATGTTTTGATAATACGGTAGGTCATGATTATTTTGAAGATTGGGAAACTCGGCATGATTCGTATCATCTAAAAACCGATAAGATACCATTTAGACTATCTATGCTTAATAAGATTACCAAGGGCGGCGTGGAGCGTAAAACCCTAAACATACTATTAATGGGTGTTAACGTTGGTAAGACATTGGGGTTATGTAGTCTAGCGGCTGATTATGTCAAATCTGGGTACAATGTACTGTATATAACAATGGAAATGGCAGAAACTGCTATATCTCAACGTATAGATGCAAATCTACTAGATACAGAAATGGACGATCTAGGCGAAATACCAAAATCGGCATACGGTGATAAAGTTTCGAATTTGAGGGGAAAAACCGATGGGAAATTAGTGGTTAAGCAATTCCCAACGGCGGGTGCAAATGTCAATCATTTTAGAAGTCTACTTTCTGAATTAGTTACTAAGAAAAGGTTTGTTCCCGATGTTGTTGTTATAGACTATCTTGGAATATGCGCTAGTAGTAGAATTAAAGGTGGTGTCGAAAACACGTATATATTAGTTAAGTCTATTGCGGAAGAATTGCGCGGCTTTGCGGTTGAAAATAACATTGCGGTTTGGTCGGCGGCACAAACAACTAGAAGTGCGTGGGGTGCATCCGATATAGAAATGGGTGATACTGCTGAATCTGCTGGATTACCCGCAACATGTGACTTTTTGTTAGGTGGTCTTGAAACAGAAGAACATGTTGAGCAAGGTCAGCAAATGTTCAAACAATTGAAAAGTAGATATGCTGATAAAAATTGGTATAATAAATTTGTACTAAATGTTCATAAGGCAAAGCAAACTTGGAGTGATGTAGACGATTCTGGTTTTACGCCAACCGAACACAAGTTAGATAAAACCAATGCCGATTCTAAAAAGAGTAAAATGGCAAATATACAGTTTTAGGAATGTGAAATGATACAGTTAAATAGCGATCAGTTAAAAGCTAAATTAGAAATTTTAGAATCTATAAATAATCCAAGTGAAGAATTTCATACGCTTAAGGGTGCGGCGGGTGTGGGTAAAACTACACTAGTTGCCGATTTAATTAAGGATATTCCACAAAATAGCACTATATGTGTTGCCACTCCGACACACAAAGCGACTAAAGTTGCTCGAAAAATGGGTTTAATTAGTGGTGTGGCTAGTAGGTGTGATTATAGTACTATTCATTCGGTATTAGCTATTAAACCAGTTCGTAAAAATGGTGAAGAGATTTACCAAAAAGATAAATATGCCGAAGAAAAAGTTTATGATGTGCTAGTAATAGATGAAGCGAGTATGTTGGGTGACGATATAATCGAGTACATATTAGAATGTTCTTCATCTACGATAATTTTTATTGGCGATCAATTTCAAATATCACCAGTTAATAACGGTGGTGCAATTAGTACTGCATTTACGCAAGTGGATAATGTATCAAGATTAACGAAGATTGTTCGATATGATAACCCGATAATTAACCTAGCTACCGCATATAGATACAGTCAGGCTAAAGGTACGGAACTACCAGAGATTAAAACTGATTTAGATACCAACGGTCATGGTGTACAGGTTTATCCCTTTAAAGAGTGGTTTAGAGCCGCTATGTTTGATTTTAATTCTGATCAATTTAATAATTCTACGGATTATTGTAGAATTGTTGCATATACTAATAAATCAGTTGACCTATTAAACCAAAAGATTAGAAAAATTATTCACGGTGTTGATGTGGATGAATATATTGTGGATGAAGTTATTGTTGCACAAAAAGGTCATAAGCGAGGTGACTTTAATAACTCAGATGAATTGAAAATTACTTCGGTTGAATCTATGTATGACTACGATCATAATTATGATTATTGGGAATTAGGTGTATATTCATTGGAGGATCATAAACAGCTTTATATTAATGTATTGAAAGAATCCAGTGTTGAAGCATATCAAACTAAACTAAATGAGTTGGCAAAGAATGCCAATCAGAGTATGGAAAAATCTGCGGATTATTGGAAAGAATTTTGGGTTCTAATGGATTTATATTTTCCTGTTAAACATATATATTGCTGTACGGCGCACAAGAGTCAGGGTTCAACATTTAATAAAACATATGTTTTCTTGAATGACTTCTTAAAATCTAGTAACTTGTATGAAAATGGAAGCTTGGAGTTAAAGCAATTGATTTATACAAGCATTACGAGAAGTAGTGAATTAACTACGGTATCTTGCTAATGAACAAACGAACCTTAATTATAGAATCAATCGGTAGACCAATAGAAAAAGACTTTTCTAAAACGTCCGTAGCTCATGCCAGAAATTCGGTTATATTAGCCGATATTCTTAACGCCGATATTATAACATGCGAACGTGATATGAGTATTACTAACGAGCAAAAATACGACAATATTATATGCTGTTATGCTAGTCCCTACATGAAGTATAAGAAATTAATTCAGGTAGTTAGAGACAATCCAGATGCAAAACTATGGTGGCTTGTCAATGATCACGACTTAGAAGACAATATCCTATTGCGCAATGTTTTGAAGGAGACTAACGGCAATCGAAAATTTAATATGATTTGCAATAACGAGCGAACCAGCTACCGTGGATGGATTCTTAGAAAGAAAATCAAGAATGCGGCTGGCGAACATATTGGCATATTAGATGATTTTATTGAGGAATGGCATACCCTAAATTTAAATGCCTTGATATTCAGCTATTATAAATCGTATAAATGGTCTGATAAAAAGTTTGAATCGATCTATTATGGAACAATGAGAAAGCATCGACTCGATGATCTGAAGTTATACCAGAGTGATAAAATGACTTTATCTGCTACGCCCAGAACACAAGAAAAATTTATAAAATCTGGTATTGATAAATGTTATTTTGTTAATAAATTAAGTTGGCAAAGGGAACATGAGCATTTAAATAGCTATAAATTCAGTTTATATATTGAAGATATTCACACGCACGACCACTATGCATTTATGGCAAATCGGTTTTATGAAGGGTTAATGTTCAATGTGATAAACATATTTGATAGCAAGTGCGCCAAAAATATAGAAAAATCTGGGTATCGAATTGACCCAAAATTTGTGGTTAATAGCGCCAAAGAATACTATGATCTGGTTGACCAGTTATCCGACCAAGAGAGTTTTGAATCCGCATTAGCCGATAATACCAAACACATTAGAAAAGCAGAATGCGAATACAGGAGAACGGTTCATAGTCTTCAAGATTTGCTTGGTGTGTATGTCGATTTTGCGCCATTTGAAGTTAATTATACATTAGATGATTTTTAAGTTGACTCTGATAGCTAGTATTGTATACTGATGATTCTTAAATAATTGAGGAATACATTATGATATTAGGTAGCGGCGCTGGATTTAAAAGATATAGTATAGATGGTAAAGAAATGTCAAACATCATATTTTATAATGATGGTAAAATTGTTGCCGAAACTAACCAAGGGTGGATTGACTCAACCATTGCTAGTTATTCCTATAAACAAGGTGTAGAAAGTATTGACGAAATTACTGATGTGGTTCGAGCTACTAAAGAGAACTTAAATAAAACATGTTGCTATTACCGTAAAGTTGGTATTAATGAATATTCTCGTAAACCAGAATACGCTTTGTATATTTACACTGGTATATTTTCTAAATTTACCCCAATGGTAGAGAGGGAATGTTATAGAAATTACGGTAAAATTTCATATGCTAATTTCTTCGGTTTTACATTCAATGCCGATGGTGAAGAATTATCTATAGAAGTTAGGTCAGCTAAAAATACTAAGTCTGAATATGATCAAACTGGACTTAGAGCATTAGAGATAGAAAAACTTGTAAAAGACCTTAATAGGCACACCGGATTTTCATATGCAGATGCGGTAGATTTATTAGAGTCTGAAAATTCTCGAAAGAAATTAATTAAGCTTTTGAGTTAGTCATGAAAAGTTATATAACCATCCCAAGTAACGTAATCGACCTAGTAACTGAAATAGCGAATATGAACGAACATTATGAGGTGTATTTAGGCGGCGGTTACTTGAGAGATTTATATTGTGGAGTAACCCCAAAAGACATAGATATATTCTTTTCACCAAAGAAGTATCAACCCGAATTAGCCGTTGAATTCGATTTTCTAAATATAATTCCACTAGAACAATACCCCGATACTTGTAAAAAATTGTATAGAAAAAATGTAAATAATTCTAATTTCAATCAAGATATGGCGAATAGGGGTATTCGTTCATTGGTCGGATTAATGGCGCTAAATGATGTATTACCTAATCAAATTCAAATTATAACCTACAATCAAATTATGACGCATAATGAGGTAACTTTAGATCTTGATATGAATATCTGTCAAATATCTTGGCATCCATTAACTAACACATTTGATTATTCTGACAGTTTTTTAAATGGTCATAGTGATAGAATTATTAAATGTTTGCATGACTACGACCCCATCCGCATGTGGCATAGATACAGCCGAATGGAAGAAAAATACCCAAATTATACCGTAGAAGGTAAGAATGATATTGATGATATCGATAAAGTGCAATTGTCCAGTGGAAAAAATTATAAGGATAGCGTCTAAATATGTTGCATTTATCCGATAGTATGGTAATATAGGTACTCATTCAGTCACTAGCGAGAAATATATTATGAGTAATTGGTATCTAGTAGCATACGGTGTTGACAATTCCCACACAACAGAATTAGAAACATTTAATTTGTATTCAGAAGCTATGAAATTTTACAATAGTTTAGATAAAGAAACGTATAAAGCTGGATACGTAGCCAAATTAATATACAATTCTAAAGGTTTTATAAGTGAAAGAATTTGTAAGCAATATTACAATGAGTTTGGTACTAATCATTTTGCTTGGTTAAAATCATTAGAATTACTCTAAATTATCGTGTAAACTGGGGATTATTATCTCCATTCAATTAATCAAGTGAGAAATATATTATGAGCAAAACATTTAACCTACTGCAAGCCTATAAATATCCAAATCTAAAAAAATTCTATGAGGGCGATATTTCCGATGATACAATTGACGCATTATTAAACCTGAATGATTACGAATTAAAAGATGAAGATACTTCAGCGGAAGACATTTTTGGGTTAATGGCACAAGAAGATGAACTGTGTTATATATATGATGGTCTTTTTGATGCACTATCTATGACCAAAGCTGATATGATTGTGCGGATTAAATCAACACTAGCCCAGTTAGAAGATAAAAATAAAGAATTCTGCGATAAGCAAACTACCGCCGCATCATATTTACCAAAGGATTAATCATGACTAAAGAAGAGTTTCGTGCAATTGAACGCTCGTTATCTTACAAAATATCATTAACTAAACCTAGTGGCAAGATGATGAAAGACCCAAAATTAACATTAGACGGCAAAATTAAAATTCATAGAGTGCGCGCCGATTATATTGAAAGACTACGCGCCCATAGGCTATCTTATTTCAACTTGGTGGATTAATTATGAGTACTAAATCTAACATAAATCTTCGCGGGTACTGTTAAAGAGCATACCGTATACGAAAAAGTGAATCAAACAATGGTTCAGCGTCTTAAACTTAAAAGCATTGAGGTATAAATTATGAATAAGTCAGATGCTATAG